GTTATTATGAAGATAATTTTAGAAAAAATGAATTTATTGAAAAAGAAATAGATTATATAGTTGATAATAGAAATGTAACGTTCGTTGATAATTATACTAATAAAAATAATAAATTATTAAGTGAAAAGCCTCAAGAAAATGTATTATTAATATTTGATATTTTATTAAGATCTCGTGAAAATTGGGAAAAATTAATACTATTTGGATTAACTAATTTTAATGATAATATTTCTATTGGATTAGTATTAGGAGTTTTATATGAAATATTATTTAGTACAAAACAGGTAAATAAAAATTTAATAAAAAGATTTAGTTTTTAAAATGTAAAAATAATTTTTTATTATATAATAATATATTATATAGAATGCCCAGACAATTTGGAATTAGTAAAACACCTGCAACTCATGTAGTAAGAGACTACACTGGTGGACCTGATGCTTTTGCAGACACCCTAGAAAGAAACCCCGGTTCTTTAAGTACTGAATTTAAAAATATATTTGGTTTAAATATGCCTTCCTCAATTAAAGAATTTGTTTTATTATTACCAGAAAATGAAAAGAAAGATTTAATGAATGCAATTTATTGGCCTCCTGATCAAACAGTAACCGTTTGCACAACTGATAATGATTTACTAGAAGCTTTAGAAAGAGCTCCTGCATTAGTAGCACACTTAAAAGCTACTGCTCCTAAACCTAATGCCTTTAGAACACCTGGAATCAAAGTAAATCCTTTTACTGGATTAAATTTACTATTAGCCAATCCTAATGTAGCAAGAGTAGTAATGGATCAACGCAAAAAACAAACTGCTTTAGCACTTGCTAGAGTAATCCCTTCAGGTGGTCTTTTTGGATTACCCCTTCCCTTCATGCACCAACCTTCCGTATCTGTTTTATTTAAAGGTGGTGCCAATGGCACTGATGGATTTGATACTGGTTCATTAAATCCTGAAATGCCTATTGAAATGAGAGGTACTGGATATGCCGTTGCTCACATGAGAGGTGGTCAATTTCCCTTCATGATAGGCACCGTTTCTTCTCCCACTGCATTTAGACCAGTAAGCGATGACTCATTTATTTCTTTATCATTAAGACAAGCTCTTGATTCATTAAATGATACTTTAGCAACAAAAAAAGCATCATTAGATCCTGCAACCAAGACAAATGTTGATACTTTAATCAACCAATTAGAAGCTGCTGAAAAAGCAGTTAAAGATGAACGTGATAGATTAAATACATTCAACAATGCAATTGCAACTGGTTCTGCAATTGTTCAAGGCAAAAAGAATATTAATACTGCTGATCTCACCAGAACTGTTGAAGCATACAACAATGCAATGAAAAACAGACAAAAACTTGAAAACAAGCTCTTCCGTGTAGTTATCGCTTTAGGTGGCAAAGTACAAGTAATCTAAAAAATTGATAAACAAATTATTTATTATATAAACCTTATTAGGTATATAAAATGAATACTCTTAACATCCTACTAGTAGATAATTCTCTAACTCAATATTATCAAGAAAGAATTAATCATGGAACTGATAGTGGATATGATCTATATTGTCCAGATGACGTTATTATTCTACCAAATTGTGTTGGTACACTTGATTTTCAAATAAGATGTTCTCCTCAATTTCCAAATGGTGTTTCTGGATATTATCTTTATCCTCGTTCATCAATTTCTAAAACTCCACTAATTATGGCAAATTCAGTAGGTATTATTGATCATGGTTATCGTGGTAATATTATGGCTAAAGTATTAAATACTTCTAATGAACCTTATAGAGTAAAAGCTGGTGAAAGACTATTTCAACTTTGTATGCCAACTCTTGCACCATTTAATGTACGATTTGTAGATCAACTAGATGCAACAGAACGCGGTGAAGGTGGTTTTGGATCAACTGGTAAATAAATTTAATTTATAAAAATATATATTAAATTTTATTAAACTTTTTTAACTATCAAATGCTAATCCAGATACACCATTTATAATTCTTAATACATTGTAACTTAAAGCATATACTCTAACCCTCGCAGGATTAGAATAACTTACAGAACTATTAACAACTAGAGATAGAGTTATATCATCTATTCTTGAAAAATTACATGATCCACTTGGTTGATATTCTTCTGAATTAATAGCAAATGAATACATATTAATACCATTTGATGTAGCATTTGAAAATTGTTGATAATTTTGAATATAAGAATAATAATCAGAAGATCTGGGAGTGACACGATCTTTACCATTTAATAGAAAAGAAACTTGATTTATAATATTCTTTCCTTTATTTTTTTCAATATTATTAGTATAATTAAATAAATCATTTAATTTTGAATTTTTAATATAATCAAATTGTGTTACAAAAAATATTGCTTTTGTTGGATGATTATATGAAATATTTATTTTATTACTATTATTTATTATTACTTTCTCATTATCAAATTGTAAATGTTCAATAAGATATTCATGATTTGATCTAGCAAACTTTAGTCTTTCTGAATTATCTAAATAAATATAATCAACATACAAAAATGTAGAACCTAATGTAATTGTATCAAAATTTAATACACTATTGATTTTAGCAAGATAATTTACTTCAATACCAGTTGGCATTACTGAATATTTTGTATCAATACCAACAATAGAAGTTCCACTAACAAAAGATGTATTTGTATTTAATTTTATATAATATAATCTTTGTGTATCTTCATCATATTTTATAAATTTTCCATAAATAGGAATATTATTAATTGTTTGTGATATAAATTCTAGATTTTTAAAATTTACAATATTTTCTTTTATAGTTATATAATTTGTAGGACCAACAACCAATACATCCAATATATTATTAAATTCTACATTTATTTTTACATCACTATATTCTAATGCAATAATTGGTAAAGCCATGCCTTTATATTTACAAAAATAAAATGGTATTGGTATATATAATAAAAAAGTACCTTTACCATTTTCATATACTTTTAATTGAGGTATATTCCCAATCATATTGTTTAGTGCTGGTTTATTAAAACGTTGAGTTAATTCATACCAAATATTTAACCAGTCACCATATAATTTATCAATAATTTTACCACCAATTTCAAATTCTATAGTTTTTATTAATGCAAAACCAATTTTTTCTACCCAAGACATTACTACAATATCTTTTAATTTAGTATCTTGATTAAGATAACTAGTATCTATAAGTGTAGGTAAATTTGGTAAAGTTACACATAAATACATTTGTCCTAATAAATCACCATTTTTTGCAATATTACAAGTATATCTACTTCCAAAATTAGGTTGATTTTGAAAATATTGAGGGATACTTTCTGATGAAAAATTAGTATGTCTTTTATAGACCATTTTAAAATATGTTATTGTTGGTTTATAAGTTAAATACATATCTTGTATGCCATATCCAGCGAGTTGAATTAAACCTCCTCCCATTCTTTACTTAATATATTATTTTATTTAATAATATTAAACAAATTAATATTTAAAATTTAAATTGTATCAAATGCTAATCCTCCATAACCACTCATAATTCTTAATAAATTATATGATACTGTCATTATATTTACTTTTATTTCTTGTTGTGGAATATTGTTGAAATCAATCAATAAATTAATATCATTTAAGAAACTAAAATTTATACTACCTGATGGTTGAGTTTCTATTGGATATAATCCAAAGTTATATACGTTTATACCGTTTGTATAAGAATTATTAAAATATGAATAAGGTCTAATTAATTGTGATTCATCTGATGATGCTTTAAATCGAGTATGACCATTTACTTTTAATTCTGTTTGTTTGATTAATGGTTTAGATTTTGGTTTAACTGAATTTGATAATCTTAATCTATCATATTTACTATAATTTTCATAAGGCATTCTAGTTATATCTAATTTATTATATACAGTATTAGTTGATGTATTTCTACTTAATAATTTATTTATTAAATGTTTTAATATTTTTGATGCTTCTGTTAAATATGGATTACTTATTTGATCTGCTTCGATATATTTATTGATTTCTAAATAGAAATCATCCATAGTATAATTATAGTATTCATTTTTATTAATATTTGATAATGTTTGTGCATACCACAACATAATTTTTGTTGGATTTTTAAAATTTAATTTTATTTGATTTGTAATGTTTTGATTAGTTGATGTAAATGTAGAATATTGTACTTGTTCAATTAAATATTCATGTTTTGATTCAGCAAATTTCTGTCTTTCTGGTAAATCTAATAATATATAATCTAACATTAATGACATTTTAAATTTTGTTGTTCTTTTAATACTTGCATAATTTGTCATATTTAATAATTTATTAATATCTTTTAATTTAAACTTTAAATGTATTCTATTATATATTAATGCAATTAATGGTATTGACATTGCATGATTATTTCTATATCTATTAAAATAAAATGGAATATCAATATATAATAGATATGTTCCTAATTGAGTTTTTTTAACTACAAGACTTTTATCTTGTCCAATCATTTTACGAACTGCCTTTCTTAATTCAGATTTTCCAGCAATTTCAAATCCTATATTCATAAAATCACTCTCAATTCTCTCTATAATTTCACCACCTATATATAACTCAAAATAATCTGCTATATAAAACCCTAATTTTTCAATCCAAGATACTAATGCTTGTTGTGGTCTTAATTTTACCTGCGCAACTAATAAATTTACTAAATTATAATTTGCTATATCACCATATGTTTTGTTAATTTCAGATAATATATTTTCATATAATCTTATTTTTTCATCTTCAAGATTATCTTTTCTATTATTTATATCTAATACATCATTTAATATTAATACATTTGCATCTCCACCAGATTGATATTCATAAAAATTATAATTACCTATTACATATTTATTATTATATGGAACTAATGGTAATTTTGTATTACCAATATATGAATTTCCTAATTGTAATTGCTCATAATTAAATTTACCACTACTAGTTATATTATAAAATACTGTAACTATTTCATTAAAATTATATATTCTATCATTAGTATTAAATGGAAAATAATTTGTCTTTTCAATTAATTTTCCAACTTTTTGATGAAATATATTTGCATCTGAATTAAAAATTGATCCAAAATTCATTAATGTATATTTTATATAATTTGTATCATATTTTAATGGATTTGTTATAAAATCAAATGAATCTTTAATATTAAATGTTAATTTATATCCATCTATTTGTTTTATATATTCTTTATAATTTATTAAAATATTACTATCAATATTTATATATGAATTTGATATGTTAAATGTACTACTATTTAGATCAAGATTATATACAAAATCATTATTTATAACTAGTGTATTAATATCTGATATAAAATCTGAAAAATACATATAATTTACAATATTAGATATATCAATTATATTAGATATCTTATAATTTACATCATTGTATAAATTTCTATATTCTAAATACACATTATTATATATATTTGAAAAATTTTGATCAAAGTAATGGTTATGTGTTATAATAATATTACCATTACTTACATTATAATCATATAGTTTTGGTAAATAATCAAATGGAAAATTATAATATTGAATTTTATCATCATGTTCTATTTTTTCAACAAAACCCCATTTTCTTGATAAATATCTATCAATATTATATCTATCATCGTATGATAATACTTTATTAAATATTAGTATTTCATATATATTCCCAGTTATTGATTCAGATAATATGTTTGTTTTATCTAAATATCCAGGAAAAGATGATATTTTTACATTTGATGTAATTTTATTTGTATTATAATTAGAAAATGTATTAAAACCATTTACATATCCCATTATAGATGTTCCATTTATTCTTTCAGTTGTTAATATATTTCTACCAGTTGTATTTAATGAAAATGTTTCCTCAATATTAAATGTATAATCATTGTATATATAATTTCCTGATTTACCATCTGAATATATAACTGGTCCAACATTTCCATTAGTTGTTACATCAAAATTACCATTGTCAAAATATAAATAAAATCCACCTCTATTAGGAATATCTGTTACCATATAAATTGATGATGTTGACTCTATATGAATATTTGATTTTAAAAATGTAGATCCATCAAATGATACACAATTTGACCAGGTTGGTTGAGTAGAAGATTGATCATTATTTATTGTGAAATAATCTCCAGTAGATGCTTTGTTTTTCCATTTACCAATTTTATCACCACTAGTAACTACAGGAATTGTACCATTTACGTCTTTAAATATATTAGTAGTATCTTTTCCATCTAACCATACAGTCAATGAATTAATATTAGAAGGATTAAAACTAGAATCTGCATTATCATATTTTTGAATACTAAAATATTTTTTATCAGGATATACGTGCATATGAGATATAATATTACCATTATATTTTAGATTATTAATTGATAATTCTTGTTCAGATATATTTCCATTTAAATATGTTGTACTTGTAATTAGATTTGAATTTGTTATTTCTGTAAGATAATATTTCATAATTTCTTTTTTTATATTTGCAATATCATTCATATTAATTTGTAAATTACCACTAGTTGATTCGACACCAAATGTAGCATTATAAATATTTGAATTTATAATATTTGAATTTATAATATTATTATAATCATAATTTGTAACAATTATATTGCCATAAAAACTGTATGAATTATTTATATTTGCTGCATTTAAAAATGATGTTTGTACTAATTGAATATTTGATATATTTGGTATGTTTGATGAATATGCTAAATATTTATTATTATAATTTGTAAGATTAATTAAGTTTTCAAAATTTTTATCATTAAATGAATTCTTTATTGAAAATATTTTTGCATAATTTTCACTATAGTAATGATTCTTTTGAATATTTTCTATCTTATAATTTGTTGATACATCAAATAAATCATACGATTTATTATTATATGCATTTTGATCGTAAGATTCATTGTTATATGATGAATATAGTAAATGTTCTATTAAAATATCATAATTTTTAGTATTTAATATAATATCGTTAATATATGAGTAATTTATATTTACATTTAATGAATTCTGATATATATTTTTTCCTCTTAAGACCAAGTAAAAATATTCATTAATTAGTGTTTTATAACATGTTGCAAAAGAATATGTTGAATCATTTTTGAAAAAACTAATATTATTTTTATTTGATATTTTACTCCAAGATATTCTCATATTTCCATCTAATATATACAAATCAAATAATAAGTATAATAAATTTAAATAAAAGAAATCAAAATAATTTGTAATATTATAATTTTGTATATTAAAACTAGGTGATTTATTAATTTTTAAATTAATTATTGGAATTATTAAATTATCTGTACCACTTGATATATAAGATATATTTCCTCTATTTGTTAAACTATATGGTAATTGAGTGTTATTTTTAATTTGATTATTTTCACAATTCAATACATAATCAGTATAAATAACACTATTTGCTAAAAAAGAATTCATATATGATACATGTTCAGTATTAATTGTTGAGTTTGCATTTAAATAATCTAGAATTTTTAATGTTTCAACGTAATATGCACTATTATTTAGAATTCTTGTAGAATTATAATCTTCTGTATTAAAATTATTATCTAATTTTGTTAAACTAGAAATATTATCAATTACATATGATGGTAAATCATAATTATATTGTTTATTAACTTGTGATATTAATATTGGATTATATTTATAATTATCATAATTTTCTAATGCATATACAT